GCACTCCAAGCAGTATTAAAAGAATTATATTTAGCAGCCCAAGCCCAAAATGATGAATCTTCAGCAATAGTACTTTTTATTTCATCCGCTAACCTGGCCGCAAATTGTTCACTTCCTGGACCTGAAGTACCTAATAGCCGAACTATACCACCATCTGATTTAAAAAAAGCTGTTTTGGGATTTATCCCAACTAAAGCGATTCCATCAGATAAATTATGCTTTCTTCTTGTTGCGGGTTCTTTAACATTTGCACTATCCCACCAGGTGTCAATATTTCTATCACTAAATAATACAATACAGTAATCACCTTTTTTAATAGGCATATCCAAATAAGCACCACCACCAGAAATAACAACATAAGGACAATCAACAAGTAAAGGATAATCTTTAATCTTGTCACCTTGAACCCGTCTTTTTACTTGAATGTTTATTTCTACAGTTTGATCACTATTAACTTTTTCTATTTTCCCTATCTGTATACAATTCATATTTGCAAATATAGAGTTTTTTAATTCTGCTAAAACATCATCTAAATCAGGCGGTATTACTGTTTGACTAGTCATTTTGACACCTCTGTTAATCCCTTTGCCCCGAAGTATAACTGCAGTGTTGTAACTGCTTCCCCTGGAATAGCCTGTGAAATTGTAACATTATGATTAAAACCCATAATTTTATATTGTCCGTTATATATTTCTTCTAAGCTGTTAACCTCACATACAACGCCTACCTGAGATTCAGGAAGAAATAATACCGGAACAGTTAAAAAAGTATCTTGCCGCTTCGGTGTAGCTAATAATTGATTAGAATGTAATACAATTACTTTCCCTTTTATTGTCTCATCATCAGTTAAAACATTTACTGTTTCATTATCTATAAAATATTGACCATCTGTTATATCTGATAAAACCGTAGCAGATTGACCCAATAATACTTGTCCCCTTGGAGAGTCACCAGTAGATTGACTACCAAAAACACCCGCCAAAACATTAGGCATATCATTTATTATGCTTTTCAAAACATCTACTTTTGAAGTTTTTTTATTTACTGTCTGAGATGTAAAACCGTTTTGTATTGCGTCTAATCCATCAAAACAATCTATTGATGTAATCCATTCAGTTTTTTGTTTTGTTGAATTAGCTTCATATATATTACCAGTGAAAACCTCTTTTAAACTATTTCCATATCCAGCCCTTAAAGATATTTTCCAATATTCAGTAGTTACATATCTATCTTTATATATCTGACTTCTAGTATTTTTACCAAGATTATATATTTTTAATTGACACCTATTTGCAGAGGCTAAAGTATTTCTGGTTATATTAAACATAAGAGTAAATGGAGGATTAATAGTTATAGATTTTCCATTAAGTGTTATTATATTTAATTGATAATTTCTTTGAAACTTCAAATTTTAGCCTCTTTGTAACTCTCGTTTATCTGTTCAACCTCTTCAGGTGTTAAAACTCCCAACAATACACGACCACTTGATAAATCGTTAATTATAAATGGTTCTGTATCATCTATTACATTAACATTCAAACCAAATGGTATAATTTTATCATACTGCTGCAATAAATTAGGACTATTACAAACTCTTAAACCATTAACAATAAAACTATTCCATTCTAAATCCATATACCACATCTTTATTGATGGTTTAAATGTTAAGGTAATTTGTATTGAATCACCATTTTCAATTACAGTAGTTAAACTTTGAGAGCTTAAAGCCTGTATACCTTCTAATATTTTCATTACAAAGCCCCTACAGCACTAAATAAAAACGATTCTGTTCTACCTTGTATTTTACCTATATCCTCAGTTTCTTCTATCTGAACCTCTTCCCTCGGTGTATCGATATAATTATTAAAATCTGTTTTTTCTATATCTGCAAATCTCAATTGCTTTAATGAAACAGATATATTTGTTATTTCTTTTGTTTCTGTGTCCTGGGAAAAACCAATATTTGTTATTCTCATATCTTCGAAATAATCCCAAGGTGTTTGAACAGTTAATAAAGATGAACTTTGCCACAATGAATATAAACTATTATAAGCTTTTTCCTGTGCTGTTTCTTTAACACCTTCACCTTCAAAAAAATCAACTATATTCTGTATTCTATCAACAGATTGATTTATTTTAGATATTGCAGATTCTGCAAATAAAGTAGATTTTTGAACATCTTGAACAAATCCCGGTGTTAAATCTCCTAGATATGCATCAACAGTTTCAAGTCTATTATTTATTTCTGACAGTTCCCCCTCAATTCCTTCAGGAGGCCTAAATACCAACTCACCGATCAAGCCGGACAACATAATAACTATAGGTTTTTTTATTTCATGATCATTTATATAACTATTATTTTCTGTGTAATGGTCTGTAATTTCTGAAGATAAATCTATAGATTCATTTTCAGGGATATCAAATAAAAAACCCGAAATACCTTTAGCAGATTTTGGTCTAACAATAGTATTTGCTGAGTTGTTTAAATAACCGGAAGAGTCGCTGCCCCTTGGTTCTGTCTTAGGTCCTACCGTATCAAATGACATATATTATTCATCCCTTGGAATTTGTGCTGAGGCTGCATTTAAAGAATCTTCCATCATCCTAAAAGCTGTTCTACCTGTTGTTTCTGGATCATTAGATCCATTAACCACCATATTCATATTATTTGTAGTATCTCCACCCTTTCCAATTAAATTTAAAAATGAATCTTTCAAAGAGGCTAAATATTCTTTTTTACTCATGCTTTTAAGTTCTAAATCTTTGGCCTGTCTCGCAGCCATTCCAGCCTCTAATCTACTTTTACCTTCAGCACTTGGAATAATAGCATCTTTTGTTTTCTGAACCACCGACTTTATTGTTCCTGTTCGCTCTTCCCATTCTTTTATCGCTTTTATACCTTCAAGAATTTTATCAATAAAATTACTGAATCCCTCTGATTTTTCCATAAAATCACCAAATAGAGATTTTCCACCCTGAGAATATATATATAAATCATCCATAATTGCAATTAATAATAATAATCCAGCAGTCATTAATCCAATAGGTGATAACAATAAAGCAGAATTTAAAAGAGCTACAGCACCTAACACACCCATAATACCAACTTTCCAACCAACAGTTTTAGTAATTAAATCATCGATACCAGTTACAGTATTAATAATAGCGCCTGTAAATTTTGATACCCATTTAAACCCTAATTTAAAACCCTCGATTATTCCATCTTCATTTTTTTGAATAAAGGTCGTTACTCTTTTAGTTAATAATAATATTTGAGGTGATAAACCAACAGTTATCTGAGCTTTCATATAATTTATTGCTCTTGATGCTAGATCAATACTAGCCTTAGTTTGATTCATTGTTTTAATTGCAGATGGTGATATTATAAAAGCATTAGAGGCCATTTGATTAAACTGTTCATTTGTTAATTCTAAAGTTTGTAATAATCCAGCACCTACCCCCAATTGAGATAAAGCATTTTTTTTCATAGCTGGATCTAAGTCTTTTATTTTTGTTCTTAAATCCTCTAATATTTTTAATGGGTCCTGGTTAGGATCTACACCAAGCAATTGATAACCAGAAATATTACCCTGGCCTAATTTAATTTTTTCCCTTGCATCTGCTAAAGCTTTAACCGCTGCCGTTACTGATTCTATAGGTTGTCCAGTTTGTTCAACTACAGATTGCCATTTTTGAAACTCACTTGTATTAATTCCAGTTTCTACCTGTAATTGATTAAAGGCTACTGCTGCATTTAAAGCGTCTGAAGTAATTTTTCTAATAGCTAAAGCAGTTCCAGCAGCTACACCAGTAACAGCAATCAAACCAGTTTTAACCGTATTCATAGACTTAGCAAAACTTTTAGCCTTTGCCTCATCTGTTTTTAGTCCTATCCTAGCGAATAAATCAACTATAGTCATACTGTACCCCTACTTGATTATACACGATGTTTTTTAAATAAAAAAGAGGAACTTTCTAGCTCCCCTCTGATTTATTAATTTCAGTATAAACCCTTTCAAAATCATTATTAAAAGATTCGTAATCCAAAATACTTAATACATGGTCAACATTTGCATTTAATACATTTTCAGGATTACCACCATAATAACCCATCTTTGAAATCTTTAATGCAACTATCATTTCTTCCGTAGCCTCTATTTTTATTTTTGGAATTTTTGCATCAGTTCCTCGACTCCCGGAAACATAGAACTGATTTTTCCGAAAAAAGGCGATAAATTGACCTTTAATACCTCAACCATTACAGGATAATAATATTGTCTATTTTCAACTTTCTCAAAAAATGCAATATTAACCAGCTCCTTATCAAGCAAAACCACCGTATCACAACATTTAAATAATACATCTTCGATCTTTTCATCTGTAATTACTGCTAAAAGATTTTCTATTAAACTTCCTAACGTATCTTTCCCTATGTCACTTTTCATAAGATCATCATTATTTATAGTAATATCTTTTAAATCAAAAGTTATACCATCAGCCCTTAAAGCCTTAGATATAACCCTTTTAAGATTCATACCATTTTTAAATGATGAAGGTTGTACAATTAACTCTTTACCGTCTAAATCCATATTTACCCTAACCTCTATTTATTATTATGTTAATGCTCTGTCACCATTTGCAAATACCATTGTATAAATTGCTATTGCTTGTTCGGTGTCACCTTCAACATTCTCTTTACCTTCTACCATTTTCTGAATTGCACCAGCAGATAATTGATAAACTATATTAGTTACATTACCAGCACCATCCCCGGATCTTTTTATAAATTCACCAGAAAAAAGAATAAAAGCTGCCGGATCATTTAAATACTCTTGTAATCTAGAATTTAAATATTTATCATCATCAGAACCTAAAAGAACTCTAACAACAACATTTGCAACTTTTCCAGTTGAATTAAGAGCAAATAAAACATTTCCGTTTTTTCCTCTCTTAGCCTCTACAACATTGTTTGGAAATGTTAAAACCGTCGTGTCTCCATCTCCAAAATCTTTCATTATTCTAGTATCTAAAATTATAGTATCACTACCATTCATTGAAACACTCATCTTTTAGGCCTCCACTAATACGACTACATCAGAACTATGAAAAGCTCCTGAATCTTTAGACGCTATTTGAACAAGTGGCGCAACCCTTGCATCTCGTTCTGTCTGTGATTGTTTACTAATAGGTTCAGCAAACACATAATAACCAAAGTCGGCTATATTTCTTATATGATCCCCAGGGTTTCCAAAAGTTGTTGACCCATTCCACGTTCCAGGTGCAAACGTTCCATTAGTCACAAATAGAATCATTACCTTTCTATATGAACCTTTAAGTCCGTTTAAACCTTCTTCAGTTTGCGGAATCTTGGTATTAGTTTGTTTAAGAAAATTAAAACCAGCTATTTGTAGTCTAGTTTTTAAAGCTAGCCTACTATAAACCTGGTCAAAATATCTATTTATACCAGATGTTAACATCCCAGGAACACCAAAATCAGCGTATACATCAACACCGTTTTGCTTTGCACTATCTACAGTCGATTGAATTAATCCAGTATCACCAATAAAACCTACAACCTCTTTTAAATGCATTGTTTGTGCCGTATTGGTTCCATCAAAATTAACAGACAAACCCCTAGAGGCATAAGCAGCTGCAAAGCTTAGAGCATCAGCGGCAGATATAGAATAAAATAAACTTCTAGTATGAGTATAACCCTTGTCTTTTAATGTTTTAAATATTCCAACTATATCAGCTAATACACTTGAAGCAACAAAAAGCAATTTATCAAGCCCCTGAATAGTTAAAGCTAATTCATCAAGATTAGAATCTGTTTGTTTTTCATTTAAAATAATTCCAAAATAATTTATAGAGCCCTGAGTTCTTAAAACTGCATCCTTAACCCTTTCAAGTCCAGCATCTGCACCAGAAACAGGACCAGGAGGAAGATTTAACAATACTGATATATCCGTACCGGTTCCAGTTACATCAAGTTCAATAGTCTTGGTTGCCCCGGTTGCTATGGTTTTTAATGTCACTACAGCCGCCGCAAGCTCTCCGGAAACCTCAAAAACTAAACCAGCACCAGAAACAGCAACACTATTTAGCGAAGTTGTTACACTTGCAATTGAAGTTGTATCAATAGGACCAATTAAAAGATCCGCTGCACCTCCACCGTCAACATCAGCATTTATATTATAATCTGACTCTGTTAAGGTTGTTAAGTTCAATGCAGCCGTTCCGCTTAATGTTGCGGGTTTAACTGATGCCGCCTGTTCTCGAGGGATTACAACTAAAAACCCTTTACCAGTTAAGATATTGGGATTCTGTGAAAAAATAACTTCAGCAAGTGCGAATGTATCACTATTACTTCCAAAATCCTGTTTAACTCCTTCAGAATTTAAGTAAGTTCTTGAAACTCCAAAATCCCCGGGTATAGGTGCTTCATCTGTTATTATAGCTAATGCAGAGGTATTAATATTATTTAATCCTCTTTGTGCTGCTAACAGTGTAACCCTAACCACATTTCCAATGTCTATTTTACCCATCTATACCAACCTCCACCGATTGAAAACTATCATAATAATTTGTACTTGATCTTTTTATTATCATATGACTAATAATAACAGGGATTCGGAAACGGTGCAACGAGGAACCACCTTCAATAAAAGATAGATCTTGAATTGTTTTAGTTCTGAATATCCTAATATTGTTATCTTCTGATTCTCTTATGGCCTCATTTGAATTAATGGCCATTAAAACTTCGAACCGTCTAGTTTTTGCATCTTCATTTTTACTTGTTATTTCTACATTAAAAGTGGTATTCATAGTTATTGTTTGAACTTGCTCATTTGCAGATTCATCAAACTTATTTATATTAGAAATTATTTTATCTGTACCTGTTGAAATAACTATATAAATCAATTTGTCCTTAGGTGCTTTAAAATCTTGATCATAAATAACGACCCTATCATCATCTAAACCCAATCTTGATTGTATTATATCAGCTAGTACTATATCGGGTTCTTTCATACTGTAAAATCCTCTATAGCTTCATATTTCTGAAAACCCGATTCAGTCCAGTTATTTGTAGATTGTATTTTATATCTAACACTATCTTTTATTATAATATCATCAGTTTTTAATAATTGACCTTCAGTTACAATAATAGACCACCATATCCAAGTTCTTTGTTCTTCAGGTTTTCTATTTACTATGGCCGCTTTAAGTGATTGAAAATTGCAAGTAAGAACTATAGAAACTTCAGTATCTACAGTTTTATGATTAACGATTGATTGAGTAACTAATTTTACATTTGTTTTTTTAGTCCAACCCTTTAGAGTTTTTCCCATGTAAGGAACTGCCATTATCCACCAACCTTAGAACTTATAGATTTACGTAATACACCTTCATCAATTAATATTGAATCAGACCCCTTTGCTTTTATTGTAGATTCTGATAACTCTTCCCATGATCCGAACCCACCAGTTTCAAAAGCTTCCTGTATTCTGGCCTCACCTGATATACCTATCAATTTAAATATTGTTTTAATATCACCATCTAATAAAAGTTTTTCCATTCTAGGGGCAATTGATTTTTCGATATATACTTGACCAGTTTCTAAAGGCATTTTAATAAAAGACCGTTCGGGTATTGTAGTATTTCTACCCCTTCCAGCTTTATCAGTTCCAAATTCATGAGTGGCACCAATTCC